AGGCGATTACGCTTTCTGGTCAAGTCTCTATCCGTTGGATTGAGCAGAAGATGAATGATTATCTAAATAAACTGTTGTCTACAACCGAAGAGGATTACGTAGTTGCATCTGACACAGATTCAATTTATCTTAATCTTGGACCTCTTGTTGATAAATTTCTTGCTAATAAGTCTGGTGATAAAGCAAAGGTCGTTGAACTACTTGATATGGTTTGTCGTGACAAATTGGAACCGTACATCGACAAGTGCTATAACGACCTGGCGACGTATGTATCGGCATATGACCAGAAAATGCAAATGAAGCGTGAGAATATTGCTGACCGTGGTATCTGGACTGCGAAGAAGCGATATATTCTCAACGTGTGGGATAGTGAGGGTGTTGCATATACAGAACCCAAACTGAAGATGATGGGTATTGAGGCAGTTAAGTCTTCTACTCCTGCTCCATGTAGGAAGATGATTAAGGATGCCTTGAAGTTGATGATGACTGGAACGGAAGAGGATGTTATTGAGTTCATCGATAAGTCCCGTACAGAGTTTAAGACATTGCCACCAGAGCAGATTTCTTTTCCTCGTTCTGTTTCTGATGTTGTGAAATATAAGTCTCATTCTGACATCTACATTAAAGGAACTCCTATTCACTGCCGTGGAGCACTTCTCTACAACTATCACATTCTGCAGAATAAGTTGGACGCTAAGTATTCTCTTATCCAGAATGGTGAGAAGATTAAGTTCTGTTATCTGAAGAAACCAAACACTATCCACGAGAATGT